CGTGCCTCACTTGTTAAGAAGGACCCGATTTCACACAGTTCACATCGATTGGCGTGGGGTTTGAAGTCTCGTCCTCCCGTGCGCCCGGCCCGAGGTACGTCCAGATGCAGAGCAGGATCATCACGAGGGCCCAGACGTAGGCCAGCGCGAACGCCCACGCCATGAAGGCGGCGTCGCGCTGAATGCCGTCTCGGTACTCCTGTGAGTATCCAAGCTCGGGCACGCGTTCAGGTGTTGGCTCGTTCACGCCGCTCTCCGACTGCTCGCTACTGGCGCACGCTCATTCCAGATCCCGATTGCCTCGCGCCTGTTCGTCCACACGACAACCGTCGGGTTGGGGATGCAGTTCGCCAGGTGGCAGCCGAACTCGTACTTCCCTCCCGGCAGCTTCCGCCCGCTCGCCTTGCCACCGCAGAACGGGCACGGCAGTGGCACGGGCATCGGTCCCTGCTTGGTGCTCATGTGGTCTCCCATCTGCCTGTTCTTCAGCCCTAACCTAGAGTCGAGAAACAGGAAATCGCGTGAGTGCCCGGGCTGATGCGCCGCACACACCAGCCCGGCACGTGCTCACTCGTTACGTGCGATCGCTGCGTTGGCCCAGAAGACCGCCTGCTCAAGATTGGTGAGCGCGAGCGAGGTCTCTCTCGACGGCGGGCAATACCGGCTGATCTCCGCGGCGAGGTCCTTCGCCCTGTCGCGGAGGTACGAGTACCGCTCAGGCTGGCCGCCCTTCGGCGCGTGGTATGTGAAGCGCTTGGTGAGCTCGTCGTGATCGACTGCGTAGACCTTGAGTAGTTCCGGCTCGGCCTCGGCCTCGGTGGCCGCCCCTGCATCCTCCGCCTTCATCAATCCTCCAGTTGGAATGCCAGGCAGGCGGGAGGCCGAACTTCTCCCCGCCCCAGCGCCTGGCCGCACACCCTCAGCGAGCGCTGATAGCCCCACGACCATCCCGCCTGATTGGGATGACCCTCGTGCGTGGCGTCGCTCGTCGGCCATGGGGTTCACACTGGGCACCTTGAAGGCGGCCCATCCGAATACCGGTGCATCGCTCAGCTGAGCCTCCAGCAGCGCGCGTAACCATTGAGTTCGCGCACGATGAACTTCCGCTTGAGTTTCTTCGCCCAGGCGTGCGCGTTGGATGCGAGTTTCGATTTCTGCTCGAGCGGCACGGCGAACGACTCGGTGGGCTGCAGCTTGACCAGCGCCTGCCCGATCATGGTCCGCGGACCGCTCATCCCCTTCCCGCTGTCGGTCGGAATGGGGATACCGCGCTCGATTGGGATCCCGATGAAGTCTGCACGGGCCTTCTGCTTCGGACCGGCGATGTCCTTGCTCACGAATCCTCCCCGCACTGCGCGTCATTCATACCCACGTCGAACTTCGTTTCACCGAGTGACGGATGCTCTTTGCAGAGCGCCGTCCATGTCTCCACGCGCATGACCACGACGTTCCCGACGCTCGCGCCGATGGTCCCAAGCACTGGAGTGCCGCGCTTGTCGAAGGGGCACGCACTAGCCCAGAGCCGATGCGGCTTCGGGTTGCTCACGAGGCCCCCTGTTGAAACAGATCCGCATGTGCGCGCCGTCCATGCCTGGTGCGCGCGGCATTCACTTTCCGGTGCTCACGGTCGTAGCGGTTGTGGCAGAGCTGGCACAGGGCACGGAGGTTGCCCATGCGGTTGTTGGTCGGATCGTGGTCGAGGTGCGCCACGGTAAGCACCACACGCACAGCGCCCACGTGCTTGCCCTCACCCACGCACTCAGTAGTGCAGCCGTGTACTTCCCACTTCTCGGGACGATCGGGGTCGCGCTCGATCAGCTCGTGCTGCGGGACACCGCAACGCTCGCTGTAGTAGCTCTGGGTGCAGCGGCCACGTCTCACGTGTACAACGCTCCCATGCTTGGACCCGCACTCCCCTTTGCACTCGCAACGATTGCTGGCACGAGCACGCACGCGAGTTGCGATCTCCTTCCAGTCCGCTGGGTACAGGGCACGGTTCTCCGGCCTTACTGGGCTCACGCGGCCTCCTCGCTAACGGGTGTCAGCTCCTGTTGTGGCGCCGTCGCAGGCGGGGACATCGCGGCGCGCACGAGCTCGGCACGCTGCCCCTCGACGCGGCACGGGAGGCATTCCCAGACATCGCGCGCGGGGTTGTACCAGCCGCCGGCGACGGGCTGGATGTCGTTCCAGCAGAAGTCGCACACCTCTACCTTCTGCAGGCGGCGCCGCGGCACCCAGACGGTCGGGTTGAGCCACTTGGCGGTCACGAGAGACCCGCCCTGGCGAACGTCTTCGCGAGCTCCTGCTCCATGAAGCGCGGGAACCACACGTCGGACGTGCGGCGCGCGGTGTCCACGAATCGGAGCCGCTTGTCGATCGGATCACCCTTGCGGAACTCGATGATCTCGCGGATGTCGCCACGCTCGGGCCCGGTGCGCTGGAACACACCGCCCTGAGGCGCACCGTCGGCCTTGCGGATGATGAACGTGCGGTTCTCGCCCTTCCACTGCACCGCATCCTTGCCGCCGGGCACGCCGATGGTGGCCGCGTGCGCCTTCCTCGAGAGCTTGCGACCGGCGCGGTAGGGCCGGAGCTTGAGGCCCGCGAACGTGTACGCCGGCGGGACCTCGCGTCCGATCGATGGACGCGCCGGCCGACCGGTGATGGGCACACCGACCGCCTTCGCACCAGGCGTGAACGGCTTGCGGATGCCGCCAGCCTCGAACTGACTGAGCAGTAGCGTCCGCTGCGCCGTCGCCGAGCTCGCACCCACCGAGATCTCCGCATACGGCCGTGCGTCCTTCACGCTGGCGAACGGCTTGATGCGCGCGGCCGCGCCGCCGGGACGCGAGGGAGTGCCGAGCAGGAAGTCCCGCTTGCGCACCGTGAACACGTCGTCGACGTGCTCGATCTCGTTCGCCTGGACGAGCTTCGCCGTGCTGTTGATCGCGTTCACCACGGCGTACGCGAGGCGCTTCGGCCCCTTCGGGCCGACGACCGCCTCGAGCTTCGTCACGAGAGCGCTGGCGTCCATCTGGACCTCGATGAGGTTCACGCGTCGCCCCCCTTCGCGGCTTCCCGGCGCTCGCGCTCTTCCTCCGCGTCGGCGACCGCCTGATCCTCGCGGTGCATGCGCGCGGCCTCCTCGGTCAGGCGTTGGGCCGCACCGCCCCAGAGCCAGCTGCGCCGCCACGGGTGCTGCCCCTTCGGCCGCTTCGCCTTCGCCGTGTACGCCGGCTCGACCTCGCGCTCGAGGCGGATGGCCGGGTCCTCGCCGGCCTCGCGGATTTTCGTGGCGACCTCGGCACGGTGGACGGCCATGTCCGACGGCGCGACGATCCCGAGCTTCACCTGCTTGCCGTCGACGCGCAGGACGGTGACCGTCACGGTGCTGCCGTCGATGTCCACCGACTCGCCCATCTTCCTCGTGAGCACCAGCATCCCAAGACCTCCCTGGTCCCTGTTGGTCATCACCGGCCGTCCGGCCAGTGCTCGCCCATCGCCTCGAGCTTCTCGATCAGCACGGGGTTCAACTTCCCGTAGCCGGACTGCCTCGCATGCTGCAGCGCCCTCGCGATCGCGGCCGGCCCGAGCTGCGAGCGGACCGCCTCGGCGAAGATCTGCACGAGCAGCGACGCGTAGAGCTCCGAATCGCCGCCGGCGAACGCCCGGGTCTGCAGGGTCTTCGCCGTCGCGACCGCGGAGCGGACGCTCGACACGAGCAGTCCGTTCGGGTTGCGCACGCGCTTGCGCCGGATCATGTCGCGGGTCTTCGAGATGGCAGCGGCCACCGCGTCACGATGCTCCGGGTACTGCCCTAAAAGGCGGTCTTCGAGACCTTCCTCGAACGGACTGACGGCTCGGCTCACGCTGCACCTCCGCGCTGGGGCCGTGCGTCTGCCCTCTGCCCGTCTGCGAGAACCCCCGCGAGCATGTCGTCGACGGTGCGGAAGCACGCGTCGGCGCTCTGCGCGGCCGCATCGCGCGTCTCGCCGCCGGCAGGCGCGCGCTGTCCGGTCTCAGGCCGTGAGAGGCCTGAAAGGCCTGTCACGGCCGATCTATCGATCTCTCGAGGAACCGAAGGTTCCGAGAATCTCCCCATCTCCATATCTGGTGAACCATGCCGGTTGACCGGCGGTTGCTTCGGAGGCCGTGCTTTCCCGACCTCCGGTAGCACTCCCGGTAGCACCGGCGGTGAACCGTCAGTTGCTAATCCCTTGTTGCTGCGCCGCTTCTCGACTCCCGCTCTCGACACCGCGAGCCTCGTCTTGTGCGCGTTCAAGGCGGCCTGATGAGCCTCCACAACGGTCTCCAGAATCCACTTGTTCCCGCGCGTGATGCGGAACAGCGGCACGAACACCGGGCGCACTGCCTTCCACTCCGGAGGCGTGTAGCCCGCCCATGCGCGGACGTCCTCCTCGGTGCACACGCCCGGTGTCGTGTTCCCGCAGATCAGGGCCCACATGTCCATGAACCGCCCGCGCTGCTCGTGCGTGAGCCGGCGGATGCCCGGGTCGGACATCCACCAGCGGAAGTCCACGCTGGCCCACCAGAACGGATCCAGACGCCGGCTGAACGCGCTGCGGCCGCGCTTCGCTGGCTTCGCCGGTTCCGCTGCTGGTTCCTGTTGCTCGTCGTGTGTGGACACCACCGCTCCTTGGTCTGCAGCCGGCCCCGTCGATGAGGCCCGCCTGTGTCAGTTGTGCCGCGAGGTTGCGCGAGCGCGCTTCGCCTTGATCTGGTCGAGGGCCTTGCGCATCTGGCCGACGGTCGACTCGATAGGGGCGTCGGTGCCGAACTGGATCGAGACCTTCATGTCCGGGTCCCGGAGCTCGGAGCTCTCGACCTGGATGCCGGTGGTCGCGTCGAAGAACTCGCCGTCGCGCTCGAGCAGACTCCGCCGCTCGGACGACGAGCCGGGGCGGGAGAGGCCGAGCTCCTGCTGGTAGTCCTCGAAGTCGGCGGTGATGGAGCGCCCGAGGGCGAAGTCGCCGCGGTGCCCCACGTGCTCGAGCGGGACGACCAGCGTCCCGGTGCTCGAGAGCGCGACCTGCAGGCCGCTGCTGTCGTCGATGACGCTGGTCACGAACTCCACCTTCACCTTTGCGACCTCGAACTGCGGCATCATCTTCGGGTCCGGCTTGAAGAGCGCGACGCCGATCACCTTCCCCGTCATGTGGTGCTTCATCGATTCCCTCCCTGGTGGGTGCTGCGTGGGACGCCGGCGAGGCATCGCTGGGCGTCTTCGATGGAACGGATCACTTCGCACTGGGCGCCGGCGGCCGCGAACTCCTGCTGGACGCGCACCTGCTCGGGCGAACGGCGGGCCTTGCCGCTCTTCACTTCCCAGAGCGCGAGGCGGCCGTGTGGTGGTAGGCAGACCATGATGTCGCTGACGCCAGCCTGGGCACGGTTGCCGCGCAGCTCGAACCCGCCATCACCGCGCGGGGCGACACGCGGTCCGGTGTGGATCGCGCGAGCGGGCACGCCGCGCAGCGTGCAGAGCTGGAGACACGCGTCCTGCAGCTGCTGGTGCGAGCGGTACGAGCCCTTCACCGCCCGCATCAGGTGGCCCGCGGCGATGCGCTCAGTGGGCATGGCGCCACCCACTGGCATCGAGGCCGAGGTACGCGCGCGCCGTGGCCTCCCTGGCCGTATCCATCCGGCGCGCGCGCAATGACAGATTTGCGAATCTGCAATGACGGGGGCTCACGGGCATGGGACGCGCCCTCCCCGTAGCCCGTAGTAGCCATAGAAGCGGCAGATCGCGGGCAGCTCGCGCAGCTGCACGACCTCCTGATGCATGATCGTCGCGACGGTCATGCTGTCGCCGCGCTGCAGGGACCAGCCCACCAGACCGCCGGCGTGCTTCCACTCGACGGAATCCCGAGGCGCCATGCGTGGGCCGTTGCCGATGCGCTCGAGGTGCCAGAGCGTGTCCGGCGCGGCCGCGATGACGACGCCCCAGTTGGACCAATCCGAACAGCCAACCGTGTTGCACGAGCGCGCGCAGACCATCCACGCGCCGGAGCGCCAGTCCTCGCTCACGAGAACCCACACGTCCTGCCGAGCACCGGGGGCCGCGAGTCGGGGAGCGGCCGTCCCGGTGCTGTCCGCGTAGGGCGTGAGCGGTACGACACTGCCGTCGGGTCGGCGCGCCTGCGTCTCGATGCTGCGCACGGTCCCGCCGCCAGGCGCGGTCCACGACATGCGCGCACGCACGGCGCCGGCCGCCGGCCGCGGCGCGTGCATCAGGATCCACACGACGAGCAGCATGAAGGCGACGAGCAGCGCCGCGGCGCGCCGGTCAGGCCGCTTCGGGTCCATCGGTGACCTCCCTGGTCATGGGCTGGCAATGGGCGTGGGCCTCGAGGAAGGTCTCGCCGCGGAGGACGAACTCGGTCGCCAACGAGGGCAGGGGGAACGATTCCTCGCGACCGCACCGCAAGCAGCGGAAACAGCGAGTGACCGAGTTCACCTTGATCCAGTCGAACGGGCGGTCGCTCATGCGCCGGCAACCTCCCCGTCGGGGTTCGGGTCCTCGAACTCGACCGCGGCCTCAAGGGCGAGCTTGGTGTCGATGTCCTCGATGATCGCGACAGAGACGGCCGCCACCTGCACGAGCTCGGTACGCATGCGAAGCAGCGCGCCGGGCTTGTTGCTGAACGTGTGCTCGTTCGACTCCTTGGCTGCTTCGCCCACCTCCTCCATGAGGATCTGCATCCACTCGGACGTGGGGCCGTGCTGCAATCCCCACATTTCGTTCTGGCGCTCGCGCTCACCGAACACTTCAGAGAGCACGGCGTGCGTGGCCGCGTGTGAGACCTGGCGCGGAGAGGGCGGGTGGAAGAAGTCCTCGCACTTGTGCAGGCCACACTTCGGGCAGGTCTGGGGGATCTCTTCGCGGGTCATCGTCCCGTCTCCCCGATACCAGGCAGCAGCGCCGGCATCCGGCCCGACTGGTACATCCCGTCGAGCTGTGGCTGGAGCCACTGGCCCACGGTGCTGCCGTCGGCCATGACGGTGTCCGCGAGGAACTCGCGCTCGAAGCTCGAGATGCCGGCCTCGACCGCTTCGAACTTCGCCACCATGATCAGGAGGATCGCGCGCCAACGGGAACGGCACGCCTGCTCCCAGAGCGAGCGTTGCTTCTCCTTTGGCAGGTCATTCCACGAGTAACCGTGGCGGGTGCGACGGTGCTTGAAGCGTTTCTCCTCGGGACTCGGCAGCGGCACGGAGAGCCGCACCATGCGGCCCCCCATTGTCCAGCCGATGATCGCGGCGCCCTTCTCATGGTCGAAGGCCGACATGAACTGCGTCGCGCCCTTGTCCTTGCAGAGCTCCTCGATTGCCATGCGGGTGCGCTCGATCGGGACGGAGGTTCCGGACGCGTAGCTCATTCCCCGTCCTCCCCGTCGTCGAGGAAGTTCGGATCCTCATCCTCATCGAGTGGAGCCACGCGGCGCTTCTTCCCCGTGGACTTCGAACCCTTAGCTGACTTGGACTTCTGTTTCGCCGCTGCGAGCGCCTCAGCGCGCGTTCGCTTGAACACGCTGTCGACATCTACCTTGAGGAGCTTGGCGGCCGCCAACATCTCGGCGCCGAACTTGTCTTGGTAGTGCGGGAGCGCTGACGCGAGCACCATCCGGAACGCGACGTTGCGGCGGACTGCCGCCTGTTCGCCCTTGGCATGGCCCGAGATCCACCGTTCGATGGCGTCGAACGGACTTTCGAGATGCGTGTAGCCGTGCTGCTTCTCCTTGTTCCGCTTGATCCCGAGCGCGCTGCACACCGAAGCCCCTACGTCGTTGTGTGGACGACGGATCATGAAGATCTCGGCGATGGGCCAGAGCGTGGTTGCTGGCGCCTTTTCGACCTTCTTCATCACGGCTTCGAGTGCGGCGCGACTGGCTGCGGCCTTGGCTTTGGCCTCGCGCGCGGCTTTTGCAGCTTGCGGGTTGCCCAAGACCGCTGGCCCTTTCACGCCGGCCGCGCGCAGAGCGGACTGGATCTCGCTGCGCTTGATGATCTCCGTTGGCTTGAGTGTCCGCTGTCCCCGGCAGAGCACGGGGCTGAACTCCGCCTTGTGCTTCTCGAGGATCTGGCGATAGGTGCGGTGCTTCGGGTCACTCCAGTCCTGCTGGTCCAGCTCGACGTACTCATGGGACTGCATCGCGACGGCGGCTTTCTTGTCGTCGAGCACGACAAGGCCGTCCTCCTCAGCCTTCGCCTTGATCTGCGCCCACGCCGCGTCCCGTTTCGCCGCGAAGCATCGACGATCAGTGCACAGATCCGAGTTCTTCACGTCGCCGAACAGCTCGGGCTGGTTGCCTGTCCGCTTCGGGCAGGTGGAGCACGGGCCGGCCTTCGGGACAAGGTTGGCGTCGCTTGTCTTGAACGGCGCCTCTTTCAGCCGGAGCAGGAAGTCCCGCTCGATGACCTCGTCCACGACCCGAACAGTGAGACCGTCGCCCTCACGGACCTTGTAGTGCTTCAGGCACTCGTCGAAGGCGGCCGCAGCGATCTGGGCATCAGGGATCCGCGCGAAGAGCATGGCGACGGATGGCGTGATCTCATTCGCGAGGAACGCCTTTTTCGCTTTGGACGGCAACTTGGTCAGCTGGATGCGCCCGTAGACGTACGCGCGGGACTTGCCCACCTTCACGGCGATATCGTCGACGCCGAGCTTGAACGACTCGTGCAGTCGCTGGTACGCCTCGGCTTCATCCAGCGGGTGGATATCCTCGCGGTCCTTGTTCTCCACGAGCTGGATCTCGAGCGCCTCCTGGTCGGAGAGATCCTTGATCTCGGCGGGGATCGTCGTGAGGTCCGCGTCCTCGCACGCGGCGAAGCGGCGGTGGCCGTAAACCAGCTCGTACTTCCGCTGGGGCAGCGCGCTGCCTTTCTCGCGCGGCGGCGCCGGCCGCACCAGCACAGGCGAGAGCACGCCGTAGGTCTTCACGCTAGCCACCAGCTCAGCGAGCAGCTGCTTGTCCATCCGTGCGCGCGGGTTCGTCGGCGAGGGCTGGATGTCGCTGAGCGGGATCATCGTGCTCATCGCGCACCCCCATCCTTGCGCTCGGCGTGGGTGTCGTGGCCGGCGCGCGTCTCGTAGCCCGTCACCGGGCGGGACAGCTTGCCGTCGTTCCACGGGAGGAACAGGCGCTCGAACTCGAGCAGCTGACCGTGGCAGTCCAGGCGGGCGACCGCGGACATGGAACGGACCACGCGGGCGATACGGCCCCGCACTTCGTCCAGCTCGCGGCGTTTCTCCGAGCGGGCGGCGTTGCGCATCTCGAGACAGAACTCGAGCGTCTTCTTCGCGCGACGGACAGCCTCCTCGCGGTGCTGCTTGCCGAGCGCCTCATCGTTCAACTCGCGAGCGCTGGTCCCGTGCTGCTGCTGGTTCCAGTGCCAGAGCGCTGCTTCGGCGGACTTGAGCGCCCCCTCGAGTTCGGAAACGGCCTTGATGCCGTCGGCCTCGAACTCCTGCAGCTCGCGCGCGACGTTCACCCGCCGGATGCGGGCGGCATCGAACGCGTCCTCGAGCTCGTGGGTGATGCGCTCGCGCGTGGACTCGATGACCTCGGGCGTCGCGCACTTGCACGGATTCGGCGCTGCGGCGTCGGCCGCGTCGCGGCGCCGACGCATGAACTCGCCCAAACCCGCGATCAGGCTACGGACGGTGTCCTCGTGGGCGCTGCCATTCTGGTGGCCGCTCATCGCGCCACCGCCTGGGCCCGGGGATCCTGCGGGATGGGACGGAGACCGCGCGAGACCTCGGCGAACGCCACCCACGCGAGCCAGCCGACGACGGCCGCGGCGACGAGCAGGGCCAGCCCACCGACGAACTCGCGGTGTCCACCCGGCAGGACCGGGAGTCGGTTGCCGACTTCGGTCAGCGGATCATGGAAGGGCCGCGACGGTGGCGTCGGGCTTGCGACGGGGGCGTGCTGCCCGCGCGCGTGGGACTTGATTCCGTTGCGGTGGTGGAACTTGACCAGCCTGTTTCCAGCGCTCGAGGTGTGCATCCGACACTCCATGTCGGACGACCTGCACTCCTGTCATGCTCGTCGGGCTCATAACCCGAAGGTCGCTGGTTCAAATCCAGCCCCCGCTACCAATCTAGGCTCCCGGCGGCGAAAGCTTCCGGGAGCCGACCCTTTTCAGGGCGGCAGGGGCCGCCAACTACCTGTGCTAGCACTTCAGGACTGCTGATCGTCCTCAGTTGGGATCAGGCGACAACCCGGTCCATGACCAGATCGGCACCAGTCGCCCTGACCCGCTCCGCCTCACGACGAACCGATTCGTCGCTCAGCCTCGCGTAATGCTGCGTCGTCACGACCGACGCATGACCGAGGATCTGCTGCAGACTGGCGAGACTACCGCCGGCCTCCACCCACCGACACGCGAACGTGTGGCGCAGCTGGTGGACATGGAACCGTGCGACCCCGGAGTGGCGGCGCACGAACTTCGAGAACGAACCCGCCGAGCCCTGAGTGTACGGGACCAGGCGGCCGGACTTCGAGAGGATCTCGCGGATGAGCGCCGGGGACAGCGGGACCCGTCGCACGCGCGTCGACTTCGTCTGGCTCACGACAAGCATGGCGCCCTCGACGTGGGCGGCCTCGGCCCGGCACAGCTCGCCCCAGCGCAGCCCGGTCGCCAGAGCCAGCCGGACGATGAACGCCTGCGGCTCCGGGATGGACAGCACGGCCGCGACCTCGTCGTCGAGCAGCCGATCGGGGGAAGTCTCCTGGATGCGGGGCATGACGCCCCGGGGGAACGGTGAGCGAGTCAGGTGCTCCGATTCCACCGCCCAGCGGAACAGGCAACGCAGGTCGGTGAGCAGATGGCGGACAGTGCGCGGGGCCAAGTCCTTCTGCTGCAGCCAGAGCCGGTACTCGCGCACGTCATCGGGGCGGATGTCCGCGAGGACACGCTCCCCCATGAAGGGCTCGATGAAGTCCCGGGTGCGCTGCGCTGCCATGGCCATGTTCTTCGCGCTCCTTGCGGTTGCCACATAGACGGCCAGCCAGCGGGCGGCCGCTTCCTTCACTGTCTGAGCCATCGGTGCGGTCACCCGTTCTATCGGGGGCGTCCGTTGCCGCGCTGAAGTGTCTTCACCGTCTAGTCAGGCTTCACCTTACCGACAGCTCATCTCGGGTGTCAATGGCATTTTTGCAATGGACAGTCTGCCCAACTACGCTACTCTTCTATCGACGAAAGGGCCGGACCCTGACTCCCGCATCTTCAACGTGCGCTTCAGGGCGTTGCGCACGGTCTCGACGGTCTGTCCGATGATCTCGGCATAGAGTTCCACGAAGCGCTCGTTCGGCTCCTTGAGCTGGCCGCGCTCGAAGGCGTTCACTGTCGGGCCGATTCGCTTGAGCCCGCGCTTCTGCAAGAGTACGGCCATCTTCGCCCCGGTCAACGAACCGGGCGCATCCTTGCGCAGCTGCCTTAATGGCGTCAGTAGCATGTCGGGTTGATAGCACCGAAACTTGAGGGCGCGCAATGGCAAAGTTGCAATGCGTTGCTCACCAACTAATTACCCGGAGGTCCACATGGCTGGAGTCGCCTTAGGCCTGTTCACCCTGATCTGCGTCGTTTTCGGCGCGGCTCTGTATTTCCTGCCTCTGATACTTGCCATAAACGGCGGCCACAGACAGACCACGGCGATTGGCGCGCTCAACCTGTTGCTTGGCTGGACGGGTCTGGGCTGGATCGCCGCCTTAGTCTGGGCTCTAACGAAGCCGAGTGAGGTTAGGGTAGTAACCGGCGCGACCCCGGTGGCCGAACGCACCTGTCCAAGCTGCGGAACAGTGTATGACGGCGCGAAGTTCTGCCCCAAGTGCAGCTTCAGGTTGAGCTAAGGCCCGTGAAGCCTACTCCCCTGCCTTCACCACATCCCGCTGCCGGTAGATGTCCGCGAGCGAGACACGCCCGCCGCTCAGCTGCGTGATCACAACAGCGCGGTCGAGGCGGGGAACGTGAGTCCCGCCTAACCAGTGGTACACGGCCTTGGGTGTCACCGGCTGGCCGGCCGCGGCGAGCGCACGCGTGAGCCGGGATACACCGTACTCGCCGATGAAGCTACCGAGCGGAGTACGCCACCTGCGGGCGATGGGGCGCAATCATGTGACCCTCGCGCATCATGCGCGGGCGTCTCAGGGATCCCGGGACGCGTCCTTATCCGAGCGATCGAGCAGCACGCGGAGCTCGGCCATGGCGACCGCCTTCTCGTTCTGCAGCTCGTGCAGCTGCTGGAGTATCACTTCCGAGACGACTTCGCCAGCCCTCTCAGCGCGGCGCTGTTCCTGCTCGATCTGGAACAGCTGCGAGTCCAGCGCCACGACCAGCGCGCGGGCGTTCGCCAGGCGGATGTTGTCGTCCATGGCCCCGAGTTTCTTCTCGAGATTGGCGAGGTTCCGGGTGAGCGCGTCGACGGATGTCGCACTGGCCCGCGCGAGGACGGCCGCGGGCAGGACGTAGAAGGTGATCACCGCGTAGAGGGCCAGCACGGCGATCACGGTGTAGGGGATCTGCTTCGCTTCCTTCAGCAAGCCCTCGAGCAACCCTTTCATCTGCCCCCACGCCCCTTCCATGTCAGTTGCCCTGCCGACGCGAGAGCAGTTCGTCCTTCGCCCGGCTGCCGCGGCTCGAACCGAAGTAGTAGGTCATCACCGTCAGCATGTTGCCACCGAGCATGCCGAGGAGGATGTCGAACGCGGACTTGTTCGCGTCGGGGATTGAGCGGGAGAGCATCAGGAACAGCAGCACGAAGAACGCGAGGGCGTTGGTGACGGCGAGCGCGGACGGAACCCAGTCCTTGAGCGCCTTCTCGCGTTCACGGGCGCTGGCGCGATCGCCGGCGTCGATGCGCTCGAGGTCCACCTCGAGGTCCTTGCGCAGCTGGGCCATGTCGCGCTCGAACTGCTGGTCGAGCTTCTTCATCTCGAGCAGCTGCTCGGGCGTGGCGCCGGCGATCGCGGCCGCGACGTCCTCCTCGGTCGCATCGGACTTGCCGAGCCAGTGCTCGCCCAGCTTCTTCACCGCGGCGCCCCAGATCGGACCGCCGACGGCGGTGCCGAGCGCGCTGCCAATCGTCGGCGCGACCGACTTCACCAGCTCCTTCCAGTTCTTCATGACGCCATCCTCACGAACTCGGCCTGCCGGTTGAGCCATCCCCAGGCGAACTCCGTGTTGTCGGGGATGCCGTCGTGGTCATCGTCCTTGAGGTTCTTCGTGATCGCGCGCCCCGTGAACTCGAGGCGCTGCGCCACCAGCTCGCGGAACAGACCGCCCGGGTCGATCGAGGCGATGTGCGAGAGCGCGGCCCGGGTCTGGTTGCCGAACTTGCCGTCGACGTCGACGCCCAGCGCCCGCTGCAGGATGCGGGTGGCGTTGCCGTTCCCGTGGTTCGCGTAGATGTCCAGCAGCACGCCGCGGAGCTGCTCGTGCGAGACGTAGCCGCCGATCGTGGTGTCGAGCAGCCACTGGTAGAACTCGCGGGCCTTCCCGACGGTCAGGGCGTTGATGTCGTCGTCGGTGGCCGGGCGGCCGAGGAAGTCGGTGAGTCCGACCTTCGTGATGCCGAAGTGCGTGAGCCCGCCGCTATCGGCAGGGTTGTCGGTGCGGCCGCCCTCCCGCCGGATGAGCGCGTCGATGATCTCGAGGTCGCTCATTCACTCACCTGCTTCAGCACCCACTGCAGGCAGGCCGGGGCGAGACTCTTGATCGTGTCGACGCCGAGCTCCACGCCGGCTTCTCGTGCGACGGCGAGGATCCGATTCCAGACCTTGGAGCTCTTCAGCGTCCCGAGGAAATCGTGGCCGGCCCAGGACAGCTCGAATGCCACGGCGAATCGCACCTCACCATGGATCCGCTGGCACTTCGCGCGGATGAGCCCCTCGGACTCGAGCATCCCCATGTGGTAGACGACGTCGTCAGCGCTGTACCCAGCGACCTGCGACGGATGAAGGGCCGTGGTGACGTCGCCCTTCTCCTCGAGCGCCAACAGAATCGCTCGGACACATCCCCAATCGCGCTTCATGGCGCCAATCCCCGCGCATCCGTGCGGGTGCTGCTCCAGCGAATCCTGTTCACCCAGACTACCAGACTCAGACCGCTGTGATCACCCAGAGCGTCGTGAACTTGTAGTACTTGTCCTCGTCGTCGACGTAGACGAGCAGGCCCTTCCACGGCGCGTAGAACGTCCACGCACTGCCAGCCGACTCCCAGACCGCGATGTGCGTCGCATGGCCAACCCACGCGCCGGTCGGTGAGGCGGCCACGATGTAGCGGTCCCCGTTCGCCGGCGATCCCGGCGGTGTGGCGAGGTCCTTGTCCTTGACGCCGCCACCCATGAGCGCGTCGATCTTCTTCAGGTTCGCGTCCATGCCGGTGTTCCAGCCGCTCTCACGAGCGGCCCAGCTGTGCTGCATGCCGGCGTTCGGTCCCGTGGTCGGCATCTCTCCCCCTTACGCGGCCGCGCCGCCGTAGTAGTCGCCGTAGAGCATTCCCCAGCCCGCGGCATCCGTGGTGTGGTCGTACGCCTGGTACGAGGCCAGCGCGCCGTTCAGCGCCTCGACGACCACACGCAGCGTTCCGTTCGGTCGGCCGAGGCCGCCGCTGTCGCTGATCTCCGCGGCGAGCGAGTAGGTCCAGCTGGTGCCGGTGAGCCCGGTCTCGGTGTGGATGAGCGTCCCTGTCTCGCCGTAGACCTTCACGCGGTAGGTGACACTCGGCTCGCCGGATCCGGTCGCGCCGGCGTCGTCGTACTCCCACACCGCGAGCCGGTTGCGGTGCGACCAGGACACGACGAGCTGGCCGTTGATGTTCACCGGGTAGTCGACCGTGTTGAGCTTGATCGCGCCCGGCACATACGGCCGAGTCGGGCGGCTCACGGTCGTGGTGGAGATCTGGGTGGCCGAGCCGATCGCCAGCGTCCCCTTCGTGTTGAACGGGAGCAGCTTCGCGGTGAGAGTCAGGTCCGCGTCGTAGGGCGTATAGCGCGAGAGGCCGTAGCCGTTCGAGGCGAACCAGACGCGCGCGGCGCCGGCGTGGGCCTTCGGCGTGGTGTCGATGCAGCCGCGCACCAGCCCGGAGATCGTGAAGGTGCCGTCGCCGTTGTCGGTGACGGTCTGCCACGCCACGATCTCGTCATCCACGATCAGGAGGTTGCGTCCCTCGGCGAGGGCGGCCGCGTTCACCGACTCGAGCGCGGCGAGGCCGATGCCCGAGGTGACCGTCAGGCTCGTGGACTTCGGGGTGATCGAGGCCGACAGCACGCCCGAGGGCGTGAGCTGGCTGACGCTGTTCGTCTTGAGGTACGTGGTCCCGCCGGCCGGGTCGCTCCAGACCTCGTAGCCGAGAGCCGCGTAGGCCCCACGCGCGGCCAGCGTCATGATGCGGCGGTTGGTCCCGACGTCGAGCGTGTAGAACCCGCCCTCCACGGGCACCTTCACGCCGAGCCCGAACGTGTACGGCGTCTCCATCAGGCGGCCCGCGGTGAGCACCTGCGGCGCGATGAACGGGTCGATCCACTCGGTGGCCGGCGGCGCCGGGTAGCCGGTCCAGGTCACGGCGAACACGTCCTCGAGCGCGTGCATGGTGACGCGGCCGTCGGTGAGCGTCCCGTAGCCCGGATCCGAGACCCGGACGATCATGTCCACGATGCCGAGCGGCGGCCACGTGAGCTTGAACACGTCGCCGGGCTTCACGGCGTGGGCGGTGCGGTTGGCGACGAGCTCGAGGCTCCCGATTGGGTGGGAGCGGCTCTTCAGCTCGCGGGCGGTGACGCGCTGCGCGAGCGTCCCGTTCGAGATGCCGGTGAAGTCGAGGTCCTCGGCCGCGACGTCGCCGGCGCGGATCTGGATGTTGGCGAGGTCCTGCGCGTTGGCCACCCGTTCGGCGAAGTCCGATGCCCGGTCGACGTAGCGCACGCGCACGTGGTTCCGGGTCTCCTCCCACGACGGCCGCACCAGCTCGCAGCTCACCACGTTCGAGGTGTCGAGCACCGGCAGGGTGCCGACCGTGTAGTCGGCCCGGATGAGCTTGATCGTGAGCAGCCCGGTCGACGGGTCGCTGTAGACCAGCGCGTCGATGTGCCGGAGGATCTCGTCGATCATGTCGCGGGCGCTGGTCGCCCCGTCGAACAGCATGGACAGGCCGAAGCCCTCCGCCTTGAGCGTCACGCCGGCGGCGCGGAAGCCGGTGACGTCGATCGATCCCACCGGCAGCCCGAGGCCCCAGCGCTGGTTGGTGAGGATCTCGTACAGCATGCAGGCCGGGTTCGCGTCGGTGGAGATGTCGTGGGCGCCGGCCGAGAGGCCGAGCGAGTTGGGGAGCCGGCGCACCACGAACGAGATGGGCTTGATGTAGGGCGAGTTGCCGAGCCACGGGCGGTTGAGTACCGCATGGCAGATGCCGCGCAGCCCCGGCAGCGCGGTCCCGATCGCCGAGACCAGGTAGGGACTGGCGACCTGCGTGAGGTCGCCGAAGTAGCAGTCGAGCGAGCCCTTGATGCCGTCGTCCTGCCCGAACAGGTCTTTCGCGTTGACCGTGATGCGCTTGTAGGTGGCCAGCGTGCTCGACGTGGTGGATGGGATGCGGCCGTCCCAGCGGACCTCGAGGACGTCATCCACGGGGCCGTGGCAGAGCACGTAGTGCATGCCGAGGTAGTAGCGGTAGCCGCTGACCTGCCCGTCGGTCTCGATCGCCTCGGTGGCGAGGTCGCCGTACCAGACGCAGTTCGGGCCGCGGATGTGGCAGGTGCCGAAGGCGACCGGGATGACGCGCCCCTCCTCGGCCGTCGGCACCGAGAACTCGCCGAGCGCGCTCGGGCGCAGCCGGTCCGACCGCTCGCGCGGGGACAGCGCCCGGCCGAGCAGCGCGGCGCCGACGTTGATCACGAGGTTCCACAGGAGCGCGACGAAGAACCCCATCAGTACAGTCCCTTCTGCTGCGGGTCGCGGGACGGGATCCGCGGGAAGCCGAGGAAGTTGTCGAGGTTCGCGAACTTGGAGGCGCACACGGCCTCGGTGCGCGCGCAGCCGGCGAAGATCTGGACCGTCTGCCCGGACGCCAGCCCGGGCATCGCACTCATCAGCGTCACCGTGCTGCCCACGTGGTCGACCACGAAGCGGATGTCCCCGCCCGGCCCCTGCAGCCAGCCGTTCGTGTACCAGCCGCTCGCGCGGAGCGCGAAGTCCGAGGACGTCAGCGTGATGCCGGAGACGGTCCCGAGCAGCGCGGTGTCGCGGAACGCGCCCGAGTCCACGCCGCAGCCCGGCCCGTAGAGCGCCCACGCGCAGGCGCCGTGGAAGGTCTGGCGCGGCACTGTTCGGGTGAAGGCGGCCTGCAGCGGCGCGCACCGGACCTTGGCGGCCGAGCCATCGAACACGACCGAGCTCACGGTCCCGACGAACTTCACCTCGGCGAGCGACTCATCGCTGCGGTGGGCGCGGTACACGGTCAGGGTGATGCGCGTCGTGGGCACGAACAGGATGAACGGCTCGGCGATCGACGAATCCCGCGGGACCGTGATCTCGAGCGAGCCGGAACCGTCCTCCTGGTTGTGGTTGAGCGCCCCGCGGACCAGCACGTCCGGCTGGTAGGTCCCGGTGGGCAGCGTCACCGCCTGGTCGGCCGTGGTGAGCAGCCACAGGCGGTCACCCTGCGCGAAGCGGTAGCACTCCACGGGCTGGGCGTCGTTGCGGCTCTTCTCCCTCGAGTCGAACGTCATGCCGGTGCCTCCATCCCGAGGTCGTGCAGCTCGAGCGTGGCCTCGGCGACGCTGCGGGACTTCCAGTCGATCACGAGCTCGTCGCTCTCGAGGCGGCAGAGGCGCAGGAAGCTCACGATGGTCCGGTCGGCCAGTTGGGTCGGGCTCACCGAGGAGCTGAGGGCGAGGTCCTCGGTCGTGTACGTCCCGGGATCACTCACGCCCGTCACCTTGCGCAGCAGCATCGCGCCGCCCGGCTGGATGAACGCCAGGTGCCGCCGTCCGGTGTTCGCGAACAGGTACTGCGAGTAGCCGACCCACCGGATGGTCGCGGTGGATCCGCCGCTCGTCAGGTCGGTGGCGAGGGTCAGGTCCTGCTGGTACGTGGGCACCCAGAACGGCACCGCGCGGCCCTTGCGCGCGTGCACGAACGCCCGCAGCTGCGCGATCGCGGCCCGGTCGAGGCAGGTCCACTGGAACGGCCGCACGGGCGTCGGCGCGGTCCCGCGCGCGTCGCTCGAGCGCGTCCCGGTCCCGGTGTCGAGCAGCTCGAAGGAGCGCTGCGAGTCATCGGCGTAGACGCCGCGGCGGTTGTGCCCCACCTGGTCGAGCACGTCGAAGCCGAGGTAGGTCACGCCGCACTCTCGAGCGAGAACGAGACCTTCACTGCGCCGTAGAGCATGGAGTGCCAGTCGAACGGCTGGGAGTTCCCGAGGCGGCCGACCTTGAGGATGGTGGCCTGCGTCCCGACGCCCCACGCCTTCGTGGTCGGCGAGCCGAGCGTCAGGCTTCCGGCCCCGACGGTGTCGACGGTCAGCGCCTCCCACGTGTACGGGTCCGAGAACAGGAACACGGTATCGCCGTCGGCCCACGGGACATCCGTGGTGGGCAGCGTGAGCGTCGTCGCGCCGACGCCGGCGGCGACCGTCAGGCGCTCCACGTACTGCCAGAGCGGCACACCGAGCGCCATGGCCTGAGCGCCCTGCAGCAGCGCGTTGGCATACTGAGCATCCCGCGGGTCGGTGAAGACCGGGACATACTCCATCCCGCCCCGCGCGATCGCGCGCAGCTGTACCCGCTGCTCGCTGGTGTCGTAGGCCTCGATGACGTCGGTCAGGTAGACGATCGCCTCGCGGATCCCCTGCGACATGTCCGGCGGGAACGGGAACGGCTGCAGGCGCAAGCCCACGAGCGTCAGGTCGGTGCCGGTGGACGACACGCCGGTGAAGTACCAGGTGATCACGTCGTCGATCGACGCGGCACCATCCCCCGCGATCACCACCGTGTAGATGGTCGAGTCGGAGGCGGGCACATCGAGCGGCGTGGTGGGCGGGCCGTCGATCGACACACCGGCCGGGCCCGAGATCCCGATCGAGGCGAGCGTCCGGGAACGCGACATGAACGCGTTCCAGACCTCGACCTCGATGGACTGCTCGGACAGCACGAAGGCGACGTCGACGCGGCGCGGCACCACGTGGATACGGTCGAACCAGACCAGGTCGTGTGCGGGGGCGCGGGCGCCGCCCCGGCTCACCGACGCCGGGGACGCAACGACGTCCGTGCGCGCGCCGGCGGCGCCCCCACCCACGAGCGTCCACGCTGGATCGGTCGGTGCCGGGCAGCTGATGCCCGACAGGTCCGAGGACATGGATCCGGGGAGGACATCTGGCGCAGGAGACGCCACACCCACGAATGCGGCCATATCATGCCGCCTTCAGGACGGCGAAGTTCGGGAAGAGCATGTAGTTCACACCGCCCACCGCGTAGACCTCACCGGCGCCCCAGCCGTGGCCGACCGCCTGGCAGTAGAACGTGGTGGGTGGATACCCGATCGGGGCCCAGCGCGCGGAGGCGGTGTTCACGTAGATGTGGAACGGGAGCAGCATCGCCCCGGAGAACGCCGTCTGCCACGAACGGGAGTCGACGTTCACCCACGATGGGTACTCGCCCTGCGTGAAGACATTGGCCACGTCGGCCGCGGTGCGCGCCTGCTTGCCCGTGTACCCGGTCGTGGTCGGGCCCGAGGTCGTGTTCGTCATCGAGATCCAGCGCGCGGCGAAGGTGCCGGCGTCGACCTTCACGTAACAGGTCGAGTGCGTGTTCGAGGACTGCACGATCGGCGCGGTGGGCGGGTAGCTGGTGGCGAGGTCCCCGGGCTGACCGACGTACTGCGAGGTCGTGTAGTAGGCGCTGGCGGATCCCCAGAAGTACGGGAAGTCAGTCGAGTAGCCGGTCTTCACCAGCGACGGGCCCCAGCCCATGTGGCAGAAGATGCCCGGCGACTTCTCCACCACCACGACGATGTGGTCGGAGCCGTTGTCGAAGAAGTGATAGGCGGTGATGGCGCCGGAGTTGAGCAGCATCCCCGCGCCGACCTGGTTGGCGGTGCCATTGACGATGGGCCCACCGCTCTGCGACCGCCAGTTCGACGCGCCCGAGTAGCCGTCACCGAGGTAGAGCCCGATGCCGTAGCCGTTGAAGTTGTTGTAGTTCCAGATGCCCTCGTTCACCGCCGAGCGCATGTTCACGTACAGGCCGGACTTGTGCAGGTGGGCGCGCCAGCCGCTGCCGTCGGACACGCTCGAGTCGGAGGTCCAGCCCTGAGCCACCAGCCAGGTGACGAGCTTCTGGAGCAGGTCCGTGGGGCCGGATGCGGTACCGGTGGAATAGGAAGCGGCCATGTCAGTCGAGCCTCACGACGAACCAGTCGTTGCGGTCGGTCCGGTTGATGTTCGGGAGCGCGAGGTGGTCGATCGCGCCGATCCTGATGGTGTCCTCGGCGGTCACGTCCTGCCCTGTCACGGCGAGGACGCCGTCGAGCTGGCCGTACGTGTTCGGAGCGTTGTGCACCAGCATCACGGGCCAGAGCGCGTAGGTGCCGTCGAGGTTCTTGTCGAGCAGGCTGATGTCCCCGGTGTAGGGCCAGATCCAGTGCTCGGCGAGCGGGGCGTTGTTGAACCCGTCCTGGATGGTCGCGAAGAACGGGTTCCAGACACCGTCGGGCTTGCGCAGGCGCAGATGCCCGAGCAGGACGTTGCCGCCGGACGATGCGGCATTCGGGTCCGAGTGGGTCGGTGCCCGGTGTGCATTCGTCGAGTTCGTGTACTTCCACGAGGTGGAGTTCCACAGGGGCGGAGCGCTGAATGCGAGGGTGCCACCGAGGGCGAGCAGGTACGGCATCTGGCCGGGCGTGAAGTACGGGTCGATGAGTCCGAGGTATGCGACCTCGTACTGAGACCCCACCTTCGCCACGACGATCGCCCGTCGGCCGTTGACGATGAACCAGTACGGGATCGATGCGTTCAGCAGCGGCAGGTAGAGCCCGGCCTGGGCGTTCGGCTGGGCGTACCACTCGGAGGCCGAGTTGAAACCGTCGAAGCCGGCCAGCTCCCAGTTGAAGTAATCCGCGTCGATGCGGCGGAAGTGGTGGGCGCCCACGTAGATCTCGGAGGTGCCGTCGTTGCCCGGCGCCTTCCAGATGTACTGCCCGAACGCCACGTTGTAGCCGCTCGCCGAGGTCCGCAGCTCGAGCTGGTGCATCGTGAGTCCGGACCCGGACTGGCCGGCCGTGATGTTCAGCCGCCAACGCGTGCTCGATCCGGGCGATGCCACCGTGAAGGTGATGAAGTTGGCCGTGGTTCCCCAGCTGGTGATGTTGGACCGGGTGTCGGCGGTGACCCACGAGGAGCCGTTCCAGTACTCGAGCGTCCATGTCTTGGGCGCCGAGAAGCTGTAGCCCATGATCGAGTACTCGACGATCGTCTGGGCGTCGAGGAACGTGCACTCGATGGTCTGGGTGGGCGCAGCGCCGGCGTCCCAGTAGCGGTTGTTGTCCGCGACCTCGAGCCCGTCGATGACGTTCTCGGCCGCGTACTGCCCCGTGGTGCCGGCGCTGGCGGTGACCGTGCACCCGCGCGCGCGACGCATGCTCGTCCACTTGGGCGCGGTCGAGAGCGTGAACACGTCGCCGGCAACGAAGGCGGTGCCTCCCGCGGTGAGCGTGAAGGCGATCTTCGCGTGCGAGAACGGCGTCCCGACGGTCGCGGGCCCGATGCTGCCCGACGTGGAGCCGACCACGGTGAAGTTGGTGGCGCTCGTCGCGGTGATGGTGAACGTCTCGGCGATCGAGCTCGCCCCGCCGCGGTGCGCGGTCAGCGTCCCGTTGCCGGTGCCGGCATAGGTCAGGCCGAACGTGCTGCCGTTCGTGGTGAGGAACGTGTGCAGCTTCTCGAGCAGGTCGAGGTAGTCAGTGGCGGTGCCGGTCTCGAACACGGTCAATCACTCCCGAGGATGCGCCGGAAGAGGCGTCGGTTCTCGCTGACCTGCTTCACGAGTATCTTGAGGTTGCCGCTCGACTGGACGTCGCTGGCCTTGAGGCCGTCGCCCAGGTTCACGGTCAGCGTCCCGCCGCCCTCGCCGAAATCCCCGTGGTTGAACTGGATGGGCGCAAAGCTGGGCGGTGTGAGGTCATAGCGATGGCCGAAGTTGAGGTTGGTGAGGGCCTCGCGCACACCAGGCCGGTCCACGACCGAGGCGCGCACGACGAACTCGCCGTTCGAGAGGTTCGCCGGGACGGAATCGCTGGTCCCGGTGCCGGGCCCGGAGACATAGCCACCGGTGGCGAAGTTCAGCCCACTCGTGATGGAGATGAGGTCCTTCTGGGACTTCGTCAGCCCGACTCCGCCGCCAAATAGCAGCTGCGTGATCGATCCGGAGAGCTTCTGGGCCGAGATACGCTGGACGTCCGCGATGATCGAGCTCGCGAGCTGGCGGAACGCGTCCTCGAGGCTGTGCACCTGATTGATCGCGCTACCGAGGAACGACGAGAGCCCGGACTGGAACGCGCTCTCGAAGTCGGCGCGGAACGTGGCCAGAGCATCGCCCGCCGCGCGGATGGAGAGCCCGATCTGGTCGATGTTGAGCGAGAACTCCCGCGCCTTCTCGATGAACTCTGGGTTGCCGCTCTCCTTCGCGATGCTGGACAGCGCCGCGGCGAGCTCACGGAGCTTCGGTAGGCGTGCCTCGTCGAGCGCGAGAAGTTGTCGAGCTCCGGCAGCTTCACCGAGTAGCCCGGCGGAGATGCGTGCTTGGATCTCCGCGCGGTCATGCTGGAGCGTAGACAACGCGCGGCTTGCCTCTAACGTGGCGTTGGAGAAGGCGTTTGCAAGCTCCTTGCTGGTCGACGCCTCCAAACTCAGGCGCCCCACCTCTTCAGCAGAAACACCAGCAGCCCGAAGGTTGGCTTCAAGCTGCGCGACTTCTAACCTAAGGATGGCGTCCTGGATCTCGCGCTCGCGTCCGACAACCTCCAGCGCGCTGCGCCGTATCGAGAGCATTCTGTCCGCGAGATCCAGCCCGGCCTTGGTCTCCTGAATGTCCAGGTCGGCATTGCGACCAGCGGCAGTCCGCAGCGCGAGATATCTCCGGTTGGCCGCGGTGCGAATTGCGAGCCGCTTCTCCGCCGTGCTGGCCGCCGCCGCAATCTCATCCCTTTCGCGACCATTGATGAGTTTGATCTCTTCACGGAGAGCAGCAGCTACGAAGCCACGGCGGTTTGCATAGTGGGCCTCTAGAGTTCGCTCGCCACGCTCCAGCGCACGACGCTCATCCTCCTCGTCGAGACTCCTCGACGCCCTGCGAAATGCCTCGTCTTCGGCCCGCAGGCGCTCTCGGAGCGCCCTCCGCTGCCTCTTGAGATCCTCAGAATCGACGTCGTCGCCACCGGTAGGCGCTGTGCTTGCGCCACTCGCGCCGTCGAGGAAGCCTTTCAGCGCCTTGCCAGCGGTCTCCATCCGCTCCTGCGCGCGCTTGGCGGCTGCGTCGATGTTCCGCTGGACGACCTCCTCGACGAGCTTAGCCTGCGCTTTGGCCTCCTCGAACCGGCCCTTCGCCCGGAGTGACGCCTGCCGGAAGAACGAGTCGATCAGGATGATTCCGTTGCCGAGCAGGGTTCCGAGTCCATCGAACAGATTCAGCAGCGGTGACAGCGCCGCCAGCATCAGCAGTGTGTAGCGAACGGCGAACCCGATTGCCTCGCCGAGCCCTTTCCACAATTCCGTAGTTGTCCCGAGCGCTTCCTGCGTCGCCTCGAGTCCCTGGACGATCGGACCGGACGCCCCCGAGAGGAACGCCGAACCGAGAGCCACGATCTGGCTCTGGCTGCGCTCGCCCGTATCGCCGAGACGCTTCACGTTGGCGATGACCTGATCACTGAGGACCAGACCGAGCCGCTCGAGCTCCTTTCGTGCGCCCTCGATGCCCTTGGAGCCCACCTCGTTCAGGAACGGGATGGCTTTCGGGCCGAGCTTCTCCCCGAGCGCACCGATCACCGCCGTGGTCTTCTCGGCAGAGCCCCTCAGTTCGCTCACTCGCTTCGCCACCAGCGCGACCCGATCGGCCGTGTCCTTGCCCTGCAGGTCCTTCAGCGAGATGCCCAGCTCACGCATGCTTGCGGATGCTTCCGAGGAGCCGTTCTGGAAATCAGTCGTGAGTTTCGCAGTCTTTGCGAGCACGGTCCCGAGCTGCTCAATCGAGAGACCCGACGTCGCGGCCACGTTCGACAGCACGGAGAGCTTGCCCGGCGTGGTTCCCACGGACTCGGCCATGTCGCCGAGCCGGTCCGCCGTCTGAAGTGCCTGGTCGCCGATGCCCTTGATCGAGGACACGACGCCGGCGACGGAAGCGACGAGGCCCGCCGCACCGAGCAGCCCCTTGAGCCCGCCGAGCGCGCTGGTGAACGAGCCGATGCCGCTGGCGCCCTTGGTCGCGGCCGCGCCGGCGGTCGTCGAGGCCTTGACCGCCTCGCTCTGCACCTTCTTCAGCGCAGCGACGACCTCGGCGACGCCCTCGGCGCTCAGCCTTACGCGGACATCAGGGCTGGGCATCGAACCGGTCCTCCATGATCTCGGGTCGTTTCGGCGGCTTCGAAGCACGCCGGCGGTGCGGCGCTACGATCGTGTGCAGCAGGAGTTCGAAGCGGTGCTCCTCGCGCGCCTGTTCACGCAGGCGCGCGAGGCAGCACAAGTACAGGTCCGTCAGCCGGCGGTCGCACCACTGTTCTGCAGCACCCTGGTCGCCTCCGGTGAGAAAGCGGACAGGTCCCTCCCAGTCGCCGAACCGGTCGTCTCGGGCGTGCTCGCGGCCCGCGCCGGGCTTGGTGCGCCGGAATCCGCAGGCGTCGAAGATGCGGGCGAATCGACGAGCGAGCTGATCCCGGCCTGAAAGAAATCCACGAGCATCGAGGCGATGAGGCCGTGGATGCGGGCCTTGTCCTCCTCGCTCTCGAGGGACATGAGGAAGAGGGCGGTCCCTTCGGCCACCGAAGGCGACCAGCCCTCGGAACCAGTCGAAACGGGGACGATGAGCCCGCCCAGAAGGTGGAACACCTTCTCGCTCGACAGACATGCCCCGAGGAGTCGGCGAGCGAAGGACTCCGCGGCCTCGCCAGGCTGCAGCGAGACCGCGTTCAGTCCGAGTTGGTGGATGATGCCGAACGTGTACTGGTCGTGCCTCAGGGTCGTGTCGGTGACTGGGCGGAACTGGCGTCCGCCGAGGGTGATGATCTCGGGCGCTCCGTTCTGCTCGGTCATGGATCAGGCCTTGATCGTCACGGCGTACAGGGGCTCGGTCGGGTGGTTCGTGGTGTCGCTGAGGATGGTGAGCTCGAGGTCCACGCCGGCGAACTCGTCCTGGATGAGCCCCAGCACGCCCGAGGGCGAGACGGATGCCTTCCAGATCTCCACGTCGGCCGACGGGCCGGCCGCGGGATCGCCGACGAAGAGCAGCGCGCCCTCGATGAACGTGGCATTGCCGCCGACCACGCGCGCGAGACCGGGCGCGGTGATGGCCGGCTTGGTGTAGTCGATCGTGATCGTGGAGCCGTCGGTGACGGTGACCGAGGACTCCTTGATGTGGATGAGTCCGGTCACGGCGTCTGCGACGTCGTAGTCGGTGCCGAGCACGAGCGTGCTGGCGCCCTGCTTGACCACGAGCGTTCCCCCGGTGATGAGCTGGCGGTTGACGGTCTTGTACGAGTGGCCCTTCACGACCGAGGTCGTCAGGACTTCACCGGTGACCGCGGTATTGGCCTGTGTGTACGAGGAGACCGAGCCCATCAGCGCCAGGGCGAGGTTCTCCTTGTCCATCTCGTGGAACGTGAGCGAGACCTTGCCGTCGCGCTGGCGGACGACCTTCTTGAGGACGGGCGTCGAGGCCACGGTGTGGTCGCGCATCTCGACGACGTCGTCCTCGGTGCTGAGCTCGAGCTTCGAGACCTCGCCGAGGAACTTGTAGCCGGTCGGGACGCCGGCGGCGCTCAGGCGGTTGAAGAACACCTTGCCGCGCCCGAGCAGGACGTTGTTGCCGTTGGATGTGTAGGACATCTCACTACCCTCCTCGGGCTAGGCCCGGAGTTCGAGATCGGTGGACCTGGTGGTGTACGAGACGGTGAAGTGGTGCTCGACCCGGCAGATGGGCACGTCGGACTGCACGTCCTGCCACACGGTGCCGATCTCGAGCACATCGAATCCGAGGCCTGCCAGTTTCTGCTGCACCAGCGCCTTCACGCTCCACGCGCGCATGGGCTCGGCGACCTGCTTCGGCCGGAGCGCCGGAGAGACGGAGTCGGTGACCCAGTCCACGATGGTCAGGCGCAGCTCATGGCGCGAGACCGGCATGGCCGGGGACGGGCCGGGATGGATCTTGTCCGGGCCCCAGTCCAGTTCCCGGAGCGGGAGCTCCGAGGACTGCGGGACACGGCCACTGACGTACTCGGCGACGGGGACTCCGGCCGGCTTCCCGACCGCGTTGAGCCGCGCGAGCGCATCCGCGGTGATCTGCTCGAGGATGGTGCTCACGTGCGGACCACGCACTGGATCTGGGTCAGCGCCCCATCCAGCTCGGCCAGCTGCCAGCGCCGGACCTTGTAGGGCGAACCGTCGACGGTGATGGCGACGCCGGTGGCGAGACCGGGAAGCGAACCGGTCTTCACGGTGACGACGACGCTCCGGCCCGAGAGCTCCGGAGCGCCGCCGTCATCACGGAACACATCCTCCCCGGAGCGGTCGACGAGTGCCTGCACCGTCGTCGCCCCGAGGGTGACCGGCTCGCCCGCGTGAGCGAGCATGCCGGGGATGTATGCGTCACCGAGTGGCGTCATGGATCAGCTGTACTTCGGCATGCCGATGAGCGAGACGCCCCACGTGTAGACCGGGGACGTACCGGCCGCCACGCCCACCGACCGCACGAACTTCTTCGTGCTGCCGATGTCGAGCTTGAGCGTCTGGACGCTGTCGGCGACCGCCACCTGGGTGAACGCCGCCCCGGTGATGTCGGTGTACGTACCGCCGACCGTGTCGCACTCCTGCAGCTTCACGTCGAGGGTGGAGGTGCCGGAGACGTAGTTGGCGTCGAGCACGACGAGGACGATGCCCTCGAGCGCGCTGACGTCCTGCCCGGTGCCGTTCGTGGTGCCGGTACCGGTGACCTGCAGCGGCTGCTGCAGCGAGATCGCGCTGCACTTGGCGAGATGGTTGGTGACTGCGGTCATGGGCGGTTGCCCCTCCGGCCGGCCGCTGGCTTGTCGGAGCCCGCGGGCGCGGCGGTCGTGGTGGACGGGTCGGGAGCAGCCGCCGTGGCGGGAGCACCGGCCGCCGGCTGCGTGGGGTCGTTGGGATCCGATGCTCCCCCGGCAGCTGGAGCAGGGGCTCCGGCCGCCGAGTTCGCATCGGTGTTGGTGTTCCCGGCATCGGCGCCGGGTGTGGGTGCGGGCGCACCATCCGGGCCCGGCGCGGCGACGGCCGCGGGATCCGCTGGTGCGGGGACTGCTGGCACCGGCGGAGACACCGCCGGGGCCGGGGCCTCTCCCGCCGCAGGGGGCGCCGGCGGGAGCAGCTCGCACTGGCCGACGCTGATGCGCAGGGTGGCGACGTGCTCGGGGACATCGAGCACATCACCCACCTCCGCCACCAGCCCGCCCCCGAGGAGGTGCGAGCGCAGGACGCGGACGGTGACGTTCTTCATCACTCGTCTCACGCCGTGACGCCCGTACCGACGCAGAACGCCTCGGGACGGAGCACGGTGCTGTCACCCATCTGGAACGTGATGAACTTGACCTGACCCGAGTCAGCCGCGGTCACCTGGTCGAAGATCACCTCGAGCCCACCCCACATGCAGATGGCGAGCTGGCTCCAGTCTCCGAACACGAGGCCGTGGTCGGAGCCAGCACCGAGCGTGCGGAGGACCTGCTTGGTCGAACCGGCGCGGTAGCCGGCGAGCTCGCCCTCACCCGCGCGCTGGTTCCAGAGGAAGCCCAGCACGTTGGCGTTGGTGGTGACGACCGTCTTGCGGCAGCGGCCGGCGACGAGCGGCGTGGTCATGTAGGCCAGCGATCCGTCCAGCGCGTTGCTGTCGTCGATCGCGGTCTGCATGTCGATCAGCTTGTCCCACGTCGGGTTGCCACCGAAGGCCACCGAGTTGACGCTCGGCGTGTTGTAGATGCCGAGCGGTGCGCGGTCCGTCCCCGGGCCGTGGATGGCGTTGCGGTCCCACGCGGCGGCGTGGCCGAACGCGAGGCTGTTGCGGATCTTCGCCTCGATGTCGATGCTCGACACCGTCATCAGCTGGCGCGGCACCACCACCTTGCCTTGGATGGTCTTGGGCGAGCTGGTGATCTGCCCGAACGCGAGGTCGGAGGCGGCGACGGCCGCCGCCGGGTTCTCGCCGACGAAGTAAACGGTGGCGTCACCGGTCTGGCGGTCCCACTCGATCGGACCCGTGAGGCCGGTGAGCACCTGCGCGCCGTACTTCATCACGAGCGTCTTGTTGCGCAGGATGTCGATGAACTCGCCGTGCTGGGTGTGCACGAGCTCCGCGCCACCACCGGCGACGCCGGTCCCCATCGCGCGGGTCTGGCGCTCGCGGGACTCGTCGGTCTCATCGTTGATCCGCATCGGGATGATGACGCCGTTGCGGCGCTGGACGCTGACCGGCAGGGACTTCGCGAACGACTCGCTGACCTCCCACTCGAGGCCCTTCGGCGTCCGGCCCTCCTTGACCTCCATGGCCATGCGGAGCGCGCGCTGGAAGCTGTAGTTGCGCAGCTCGCGCTTGCTCGCGCCGGTGACCTGCTCGGCGGACGGCATGGCATGCGTGGGCGTGGCGCGCTTGCTGAGGATGTCGACAGCGACCTCCTCGAAGCGCATCCCGCGCTGGACATAGGCGATCTGGTCCGCGGACGACACGTTGTTCGCGGCACAGACCTCCATGATGCGGGCGACCTCCGCGTTGCGGTCGGGCGGTGCACCGCCGGCGTTGCGGGTCTCGACGGTACCGGTCGGGGCCGGCGCCGTGGCGGTGGCGGATGCGGCAGCTGCGGCAGCGGCTTCCTTGGGATCCATCTGGCTCTCCTGTTGTGCTCGGGTCTCGGTGGTCGAGGTCTGCGTCGGTGCGACTTCCTCTGCTTCGAACTCGATGGGGAACTGGTCGCCCTCGGCCGAACGCGCCGAGACGGCCTTGTGGTCCGCGGGGAACGCGACGAGCGAGCCCTCGACGGGAGTCCAGCGGGTGGCCGTGCGCTTCTCGATCGTCCCGGCCGCGTAGTCCGGCTTCTGGGTGACCTTGTAGCGCTCGACGATGTAGCCGACGGAGACGTACGGGATGATCCCGTCCTCCACGTCGCGCATGGCGTCCTGCCCGCGCTGGGAGCGCGAGAACTTCGAGTCCGCCAGCAGCTGGCCGTTCTCGAGGCGCAGGTTGTAGAGCAACCCCACGCGCGTCTCGGGGACGATCGTGTTGCCGTAGGTGCTGCCGTGCTCGAGCAGGTACGGGATGCCGAGCTTGGCCCTGGACAGGTTCACGGCGCTCGGCTCGCACGAGAGCGTCTCCTCGCCCCACCACTTCTTGGCGGGCGTCTCGGTGGCGAGCACGACGGTGAAGACCGGGTCGGAATCCGCGGCCTCGTCCTCGGCGCGCGCCTGGCGCGTCATGGACAGGACCTCGCACCGGAACTGCTTCGGCAGCCGCGACGGCGGCGGCTCGGGTGCCTTCGGTGCCTCGATGGTCTCGGGTGCCTTCGGGATCACGGTCATGTCAGTACCAGAGGGTGGCCGGTGGCTGGTCGAGGTCGTAGAGCTTGCAGTGGCAGGCGGCGAAGCAGGCGTATCCGGCCCCGGCGGCGTTGGATCCGGTCGTGGCGAACATCCCGGCGACCGCGCCGGTTCCCGGGTCGATGCCGAACTGCGGCAGTAGCGCCTGCGTCGTGATCTCGGCGCCGAGCACACCGCCGACCCACGCGCTGACCTTCTGCAGGTGCGGGTCGTAGCGCAGTCGCGCGCGGGCACCGCCGCCGGGGACGATGGTCGGGACGCCCACGAGATCGACCACGGTCGCCGGCGTGGAGGCGTCTCCCACCGAGCTCACCAGCTCCCACGTGGCACGGCCGGTGCTGTAGCGCAGCATCGCGAACGGCGCGTCGTACGTGGTCGGATAGGGCGGCGCGGTGTTCGGCGTCCCGATGACAAGGCCCGTGTAGGTCGTGTTGGTGAGCGTACCGATCTGGTAGGGACCGATGTGCGCCGCAATCTCGAACGTGTACGCGAACCAGTCGGAGCTGTCGGGTCCCTCGAAGGGGATGTCCGTCCCGGAGCGCTCTACCCAGCACTCGACGTAGCGGTTGGCCCCGGCGCCGTTGAAGTCGAGCACGAGGTTCGGCGGCTCCACGCGGACGATGGCGGTCGCGCTCTTGCGAGCGGTGTAGGCGACCGCATCGAACGGGTAGATCCGCAGCATCGTGCGTTCGAGTTCGCTGTCGAGGCTCAATTCGGGTTCCCCTGGTGTTCCGCCGCCGTGTCGCAGCGCGGCTTTGGTGAGACTCAGCCCGAGCCCGATCACGGCTCAGGCCAGTGCGACGATGTCGGTCGCGGTCGTGTTGGTGGCACGCACGCGCTTGACCCGGTAAGGCAGCGTGGATCCCGAGGCGATGTTCTTGAGGAGGATCGAGGAGCCGCTCTCGGCGAAGTCCACGACGATGTCGCCACCGGTGCCGACGTGCAGCGCGCGGGTGACGAAGGTGAGGTCCACGCCGTCGCTCGGGGTGACCGCGAGCGCGCGGATCGCGGGCCAGTCGGGTCCACCGACCTCCTCGGAGTCCGCGTACTGACCGCGGAACTTGTCCGCCGTGTTGTTCTTCGAGAGCGCCATCGTCACCTCGCTCGCGGCACCATTGCCGCGTGCGAGCACGATGCGAGACGGAAGGGGCGTCTTACCATTCTAGTAAAACTAGAATGTTCGCCGACGGGGTCCGCGCATGAGGATGGGCGCATGGCGACCCTCTCCGCGCTCCCGTCCAGCCTCGTCCAGAGCACCACCGTCGAGTACACCCGGAACTACTCCGACTTCCCGGCCTCGGCTGGCTGGGGCCTCAAGCTCCACATCGCCGGCCCTGCCGTGCAGACGGTCATCGGCGTCCCGAGCGGCGACTCGTTCACCTTCACGCTGGACTCCACCACCACCGGCGCACTGCTGCCGGGGCGCTACGTGTGGGAGGAGCGGGCGACGAAAGCGACCGTCGTGCAGACCGCGGCCACCGGGACGCTGATCGTCACCGCGGACATCGCCGCGGCCACGGCCGGCCAGATGGTGACCGCCTCCGAGCGCCAGCTCGCGCTCCTCGAGGCCGCGCTCGAGCGGCGCTACGCCGGCGGCGGCGACATGGAGGCGTTCAGCGTCGGCGGGCGCTCGGTGAACCTCATTCCCACCAAGGAACTCGAGGGGATGCGCAACCGGGCCCGCTGGGCCGTGATGAAGGAACGCAACGGCGGCCGAATCCCCCCACGCAAGATCACCTTCCCGGGAGTCTGAACCGATGGCCAAGCAGCCGCTGCCCCAGCGCGTCACCCGCGCATTCCGAGAGCTCACCGGCAGCGGCACCGCCACCCACGCCGGCGCACATGCGCGGGCCATGGACACGCTCGAGCTCGGCCAGCGGATGCAGCAGCGAGCGGCCGAGCGGCACCAGCAGGAGGCCCTCGCGCGCGCGGGCGGCCGCGGGCGGCGCTCGAACTACGTCGGCAGCGTCAGCAACCGGCTCACGTGGGACTGGATCGCGCGCTGCATGTCCCCCGACGACGAGGTCCGCGGCGAGTTGAAGGTCCTGCGCGCCCGCGCGCGCGAGCTCTCGCGCAATGACCCGGTCGTGGTCCAGTTCCTGAACATGCTGCAGGTGAACGTCGTCGGCCCGACCGGCGCGCGGCTGCAGGCGCAGATCCGGACGCCCGACGGCAAGCTGGACGAGCGGGTCAACGACACGATCGAGGCCGGATGGGCGCGCTACTGCCGCGGCCCGGTCACCGTGGACCGCACCATGAACCTCGCCGCGTTCGAGCTGCTCCAGCTCGAGTCGGTCGCGCGCGACGGCGAGGCGTTCACCCGCATCTCCGAGGGACCGCGCCGGCACCACGGCCTCGGCCTGCAGGCGATCGACGCGGACCTGGTCGACGAGACGCGCACCGCGGTCCTCATCCCGGGCGCGCGCGAGGTGCGGCTCGGCGTGGAGATCGACGGCGAGGGCGCGCGGCTCGGCTACTGGATCAATGAGCAGCGCTACATGCCGGGCAGCGAGAGCCGGCCGCCCTATCGCGTGGACGCCGAGAACGTGCTCCACCACCTGCGCGTCCGCCGCGCGAACCAGATGCGCGGCATCACGTGGGTCGCGGCCGTGCTGCACGCGATCCACCAGCTGAACATGTACGCCGAGACCGAGCTCATCGCCGCGCGCACCGGCGCCGCGAAGATGGGCTTCATCGTCACAAAGGACCCGGACGCCGACGTTCCCGGCAGCAGCATGGACGGAAGCGGCTCGGCATCGGGCGATGGCTCGAGCGAGTCCTCGAGCGGGCTACTCCCCGGACAGGAGATGGAGGCCACGCCCGGCACCATCGACTACCTGCTGCCGGGACAGGAGTTCCAGGGATGGACCCCGGACCATCCGTCCACCGCATTCGACCCGTTCACCAAGGCGCAGATGCGTCGCATCGCGATCGGTCTCGGCGTGAACTACAACACGCTTGGCTCGGACCTCGAGGGCGTGAACTTCTCGAGCATGCGCAGCGGCCTGCAGCTGGAACGCGACCTGTGGCGCATGCTGCAGGAGTGGTGGGTCGGGACGTTCCGCCAGCCCATCTACGAACGGTGGCTCAACGCGGCGATCCTCACGGGCGAGCTGCGGCTCCCCAGCTCCGACTGGCGCCAGTACACCGACGTGAAGTGGGTCTCGCGCGGGTGGGACTGGGTCGATCCGGTGAAGGACGTGCAGGCCTCGGTCATCGCCATCGGCAACGGACTGGACTCTCGCACGCGTATCCTCGCCGAGAAGGGCGTGGACCACGCCGAGGTCCTCGAGCAGCTCGCGGCCGAGGCGAGGGCGGCGGCCACGGCGGGCGTCTCGATCGACGCCGGCGCATCGAAGAGCGCGCAGCCGGCGGACCCGAAGAAGCCCGACTCCGAGGATCCCACCGAGGACGATCTCGCGGCGGATGACGAGGCCGAGGACTGATGTCGGCCGGGCCGGCTCCGGTCTCGCGCGAGGACCATCCGCGGACCGTCGAGGCGATGCTCAGGCAGCACAGCAGCATGCTCGATGCCCTCGCGTACAAGTACTGGCGCGATAACCGGAGCCAAGCCGAGCTGCAGGACTTCCGCGCGGTCGCCGACGTCGCCGCGTGGAGGGCGTGGCAGCGCTACGACTCCACTCGCGGCATGCAGCTGCGCTGGTGGATCTACAACAAGGCCGAGGGCGCCCTGCGCGACTTCATACGCGGGATGGTCGGCGGTCGCTCGATGAAGTCCGAGGCGCACTCGCGCAGGTGGTCCGTACCGATCGAGGATCTCGAGGAGGAGAACCTGGTGTCGCCTCTCGACTCCGACCCGGCGATTGCGTTCGAGATCGCGATGCGGCCAGCCGCACTGCGCGAGGAGCTCCTGTCCACGATTGATCGGATCCTGCCGGAGGCGCAGGCGGATGCCGTGCGGTCCATTTACTTTGGCGGGCTCTCGAACAGGGAGATTGCTAAGCGGCGCGGATGCACAGAGGGCAACATCAGCCTGTTGCACAAGCGGGCGCTCGAGAAGCTGCGGCGCTCACTTACTCCACGGAGGCCGGGGGAATTGCATGAACTTCAGTTTCCAGTCCAACTGAGGCGACCTCGGGTAATCGAATGGCGCCCTGAGCGGCATCTCTCCCACGGGTGCGAGAACCTTCACGAGCCTCCCTCCGGCATCCCCGACAAGTATCGCGTCTAGGTTCCCATCCGAATCAAGATCGGCGTCAACGCGCCTCTCCACGCCATTGACCCTGTAGGCTACAAGCCTCCCACCTCCGAACAGTTGCGGTGGCCACTCTACTCGCGTCTCCGTTTTGAACGCGATTGTGGTTCCGTGTTCGCTCGCATCCCAGCCCTCATGAAAACTGCGCCTCCACATTGCCCGATGTGAGGCCGACGGGATGCTCGTGTGGATCGGAACCTGACGCGGCGGCCACCAGTGATTCGTTTCCATCCGGCCCCATTGGCCCAGGTCGACCTCGTGAGGCCTGTACCCCTCCGCATACACCTCCGCTGTAAATGGGATTCGGAAGGACCGCTTGGCGCTTTCAGCGGGGCTGCCGAACCACTCGATGTACTCTGGGAACCCATCGCCCGTCCTTATGGCACCCTTCAGCAGCGCGCCAATCTGAATCTCGAGTGTCTCGCGTTCAGCAACTCGCGTCAGGTCATTCGACTGTTCCAGGGTCCCAACCGGAATTGAATACACATGGCTGCCATCCGCTCCAACCAGTTCCTGCACCCTATTGCCCATCACTGACACGGAGTCGGAGAATCTTAGCCTAACGGTCACGTCTCTCAGCTTGGAGTTCGCGACGTTCCGGATACCAATCTGCAGGGGCCACCGCACCCTCCTGCTAGCCAGATCCGCAGGCGTGAGGGAATCGATAGGCGGCACTGAGTCGGGAGGAAGCGGCACAGGATGTCCAGCATCGATCCCGTACCATTCAATCCTCGCGGGGACTGGCGTCGCTCGTCTGGCACGGGTTTGCCACCACCCGAGAGCGGCGTCGGCAGTCATCCATCCAGCTAAGAGCGTCATTAGCGAACCAACAAGCATCATGACGACCCAGCCACGCGGCCATCGCGTCCGCACCCAATCGCTCGCTCGCTTCACTGGGTGTTCTGGCAACTGCCGGCCTCGTTGCAGATGCACCACACGTTTGTCGCGGCGCCGGCCTTCGTCCCGGCTCAAGGCTTACCGGGCCGCTTCTTGCTCCACCGCTTCTTCGCTGCCTTCTTCGCGATCTCGCTCCGACGCTCAGCGGTCATCGACTTCGCGCGAGCCTTGCCGCCTTTCGATGCACCGCGCTTAGAGAGCGCGGTCATTGCAGCCTTGATCAGTTCCTCTTCGTCCATGAGTCCTTCTCCTGGAGCCAGACGACTGGCCGCCTCGGCGGGAGGATGACCCACCGGTGATAGCGCTTGCGGGAGATTGGCCCCACCCGCCGTCTGGCATTCCTCATCATGCAACACCCGCGCCAACTGCGCGTGCAATCGTACCTCAGCCCGCGCGGGTTTCGCGCGTGCAGATTGAGTCGGAGTTCCGACTCCGAGACGCCGCGGCAGTGGCGGGGGCCGAAGCCCCCGCCCGCCGCCTCCTACATCATGTCGCGGGAGCGGAAGCTGACCACTCCGTTGCGACCGATGATGACGTGGTCCAGCACGCCCACGCCCATCAGGTCACCGGCCTCGATGAGGCGGCGCGTGATGTTCACGTCCTCCTCGCTCGGCTCCGGGTCGCCGCTGGGGTGGTTGTGCACGAGCACGAGGGACGCCGCCGAGTAGAGCAGGGCGACGCGGAACACCTCGCGCGGGTGGACGATCGAAGCGTTCAGCGAGCCGATGCTCACCACGACGCGACGCGTGATGCCATGGCGTGCGTTGAGCAACAGGACACCGAACACCTCGCGCTCCGCGGACACCAACTCCGGCCAAGCGGCAATCACGTCCTCCGGACCGTGAACGACGCCCTTGTACGGAGAGTCACCGATGAGCAGGCGCGGGGCCTTGCGCACTTCGCGCACCAGCTCCCCCATCGTCCGCTCGACCATCGTTTCGAACATCTCATCCTCCTTCGATACTCGGCCGGTGCCAATCACCTGCCGATGTGAAGACAATACACGGAATGCTTGCTCGGAGCAAGCATAATCGGAGGGCACCGAAAAGCGGCCCGCCGGGGGAATCTCGGGCCGCTTCTGGGTGCTGCCGGAATGTCAGGACTTGGGCGGGTCGGGGTGCTCGGTGTGTATCGACGCCCCATTGCTGAAGAGGAGGTTCGGAGACTGCGGCGACATGAACACTTGGAAGCTCTTCCCAGCGGGATGGACCACGAGCTTGGCGTCGTAGCCCACAGGGATGTCAGCGTGGAAGTCAGCGCCCGCTATTTGTCCCAGCAGGACGGACCTTGTCAGCGGGTCGCGCGTCCGGCCAGTCCGAGGCCCAAGCGGCTGCTCCAGGATCCGGATGGAGTACGGGGTGTCCCACTCGCCTTCGCCCCCGATGACCTCGACGTCGTACCCGTTAGGAGCCTCGACGTTCACGTCGATCGCCCCGATCCGGACCTTGCGCGTGCTCTGCGTTGGAGTCGCGGCGACCGGGCTATCGTCGAGCATCAACCTGTCCGGGTCACCGTCGGAAGCGGCGACAATGAGGAGGTCCCTCATCGGGCATCCGTCCCAGTGGTCCCCGTAGCTGTTCACGGGGCCAGTGTGATTGCAGCACGGGCAATTCTGAGCGTCGACGAGGCGCCTGAATATGCGTCGCGCCACCGCGGCCCACGCGTCCTCATGGATCGAACTCAATTCGCCCGCCTCCTACTCCTCGCGACCCTGCCCCGTCGTTTGCTCGAGCTTGCGCTGGCGCTCCTTCTCCTGCCGGAAGCGACCCCAGACGAAGATACCTGCAACTCCACCGAGTGGCGTGAGCATCGCGGTGAATCCAGCAGTGTCGTATCCGTGCGTAATGAACCAAGCTCCCAAGCCCATCCCGCCCAGCACGACCACAAACGCCATCCATTGCCCGACGTTCTGTGACTTGAGGTTGCCCACGACAACCTGGCTCTCCATCTGCATGCGGTGCTTCGACTGGGCCTCCGCCATGCCGAGGATTCGATCCGCAGAGCCGGGGAGCGCGCGCTCGTACTCAGCGAACATCTCAGGACTCGGGATGGGGCCCTGATAATGCTGCGACAACTCCACCTGCATGTTCTGGGATCGCGCGACAGCAGAAGTTGCCTGTCGCGTTCCCTGCATCACGGGTGGATGGTGTTGACGCTTTGGCTTGTTACTCACGCCCTGCAGCGAACTGCTTGAGAGCGGAACGCATGTCTCCACCAGTGGCCGCGAAATCGGCGGCGAGCGCACGGCTATCCGCCTGCTCAGGAGTGGCGGAGACGTTGTAGCCGTCGTAGGTGCCACCGATGTCTAGGCAGCGACCGAGCCCTGAGATCAACGAGGGCTGTGCAAACAGGAAGTCGGACATATGCTCCTTATCGGTTCAGGTGGGGTTTTCCTGAACGATGCACCTTCCGGGGGGTGGGGGTCGGCACTGGTCCGGCCCCGGCGAGCGACCGCAAAGCTACTCGTTTCTCCACATTTGTCCAGCCGAGTCCACCGTTACGCCTGTGGGGACCTACGCGCGGTAACGGCAATTATGATGCAATCACGGGGCTGGGGAACGTCAAGAAACGGCTGCAACTGCGGCTGTAACGCAGAATGCACGAATCGTCACCCGAGTCGTGACAGTGCGCGTTATGGGTCCCGAGCGTTGCCCCGTAACGGCTTCCGGCCCGGGAGTGCACGAAACGGGGGCTCCGGTTGAGACCCCTCAGCGCCACTTCAGCCCCCGCGTCACCCAGTTGGTCCGGCGGGGCGGCCTTGACTGTGGGGGTACCCGCGGAGGTTTCAGCGGGTCCGGCGGCAGGGGCGGCTTGGTGACCGCCGCCGTCGCCTGAGCCTGGACATCCGGCAGCCGCAGCGTCGGCCGTGCGTACCGCGCCGCACGCTCCGCGAGCGTCTTGATGAACGCCTGCCCGCGGATCTTGAGCGCGGCGAGGCAGTAGACCTCGAGGTCGAGTGCTTCGTTGCGCTCGCGCGTCTTCGTCCACACGCGCTTGCCCGGCCGCCCCTTCACCTGTGGCCGGCTCGCCTTCTCGGCGACGAGCTGCTCCGCGTACTCCTGCGTGATGATGTCGGGCATATGCATGTAGCCCGGCGATCGCACTCCGGGCAGGGGCTTCCCGATCTTGAGCCGCGTGTAGATGATCTCCTTCGCCGTGTCGGTGCAGAGCGTGTAGACACGGGCGCGCCACTTGTTCTTGTTCGTCGGCTTGCCCACGATCGGCTGACCCACTTCGTTGCCGCCGCGGACCGCGTAGTAGCGCATCGACGCGCGGGCGCGAGTGTACTTGTGCACGTACTCGGTGTGGTGCCCGCCGGCGTCGACACAGACGCCCTCGATGCGCAGCGTCTGCCCGCTCTCGTGCGTGAACCTCTGCTGCAGCACGACGTCGAGATCCTTCCAGACCTGCTCCTGCGCCGGGTCGCCGTCGAGTATCCCCCAGTCGATGAACCATGACTCCTCGCCGGCGCCATAGCCCTTCACCTTCCACGCGAGATAGGAGCCCTGCACGTCCACCGCGGCGACGAGGACGCCGACGCCATTCGGGACCTGGGCGGGATAGGGCTCGCGGTGCTCGAGCACGAGATCCGGCTTCACCGAGATGTTGCGGTCCTCGTACGACTCGCCGAGCCGCGTGTTCACGAACGCCTTGAGAAGCGTCGGGTCCTTCTGGGCCGCGAGCCACTCATCGGCCATCGTCGCCCAGGACAGCCAACCGAGCGGCGAGTAGAGCCCGTTGATGTGGTAGCTGCGCACGCCGTTCGGGCTGACGGCCGTCGGGCGCCACTCGCCGGCGGCGAGCATCGCGGTCTTGTGGAACTCCTCGATGAAGCAGCCGCAGTCCACGCACACCATCTGCGCGGTGCTCGGATCGTCGTTCGTCCAGCGCAGGTTCACCCACTGCAGGTGGTCCATGTGGCCGCAGTGCGGACAGGGGACGAAGTACCGGCGCTGGTCGCCCTTCAGGAACTCGCGCTCGATGCGGCCGCCCTTGTCGCCCGGCGTCGAGGGCATGAAGATCTTGCCGGCGAAGTTCGTGGAGCGCACGACCGCGAGCGCGACAGGGTCGCCCTCACCGTCGGCGTTGTCCGTGTAGCCGTCGGCCTCGTCGAAGAAGAGGTTCTTCATCGGCTTCGACCGCAGGCCCGCGGCCGAGTTGGAGCCGGTCAGCTTGAAGAGCCCACCGCGGAAGTACTTGTTCAGGATGGTGTTCTCGGCCCGGCGGGACTTGTTCTCGAACACGCGCTCCGCGACGACGGGCGTCGTCCGGATCATCGGCGTGATGCGGTCCTTCGAGACGTCCTCGGCGACCTCGACGGTCGGGTACACGATGAGCGTCGGGCCCGGCGAGTTGTGCACGATGTAGCCGAGCCAGTTGAGCCCGATCTCTGTCCCGCCGATCTGGGCCGACTTCATGAACACGATCTTGTGGCAGGGATGGTCCGCCGAGAGGCAGTCCATGATCTCGCGCAGGTACGGCGTGCGGTCGGTCCGCCAGTTGCCTGGCTCCGACGAGGACTCCGGCTGCAGCACGCGGTGCAGGTCGGACCATTCGCTCAGCGTGATGGAGGGCGGCCGCCGCCATCCCTCGCGCCAGCCGCTCATGAACGCGTCGTGCGCGCGTTCCTCAGCGGTCACGACTGCATCTCCTCGCGCTCCGCGACGTCGACGTCGCCGGCAAGCTCGTCGGTGATCAGCCGCAGCTCGGCTCGGAGCCGGCGCTTCAGCTCGGCCGCGTCGGTGATCGCCGCCAGCTCGTCCCCGATGCGCTCCGGCAGGCTGAGGATGCGATCGCGCGCGTTGTGCGCGGCCGTGAACGCCACGTCCTGGACGAGGGCGACCTCGACCAGCTTGCCAGACGCCTTCTCGAGCTCGAGCTTGGTCCGCTGCGCGCTGATGTAGTTCTTCTCGGTCATCGACTGCACGAGGGTCATGCCCGGGGGCATCGAGTACTGCACACCCTCAGCGTCGCCGTCCGCCGGAGGAGCTGCTTGCGACGGCGCCGGCATCGGCGGGGCGGCCGCGGGCGTCGCGCTCGCCGAGCTGTTCGCGGCCCACATGGCATCGGCCTCGATCGGGTCGATAAGGCCGTGGGCGTTCGCGCGGATCCGCCCGACACTCAGGGCCTTGCGCACGGCCTCACGACTGACGCCGCGGTGGCGGGCGTACTCCGCCTGGCTGACCAGTGGGACCTTGCCCGCGCGCTTCTGTCTGGGTTGTGGAGCGCGCGAGCGCTTCGTGGTCATCCAGTCCGCTCCGAACGCGGCATCACCGAGACGTCCACGTAGGCGCCGCCGCCGAGGATGATCTGGTAGGCCACGCGCCCGTGGGGCTTCGCGGTCGGTTCGGTGCGAGCCCAGCCCGGGACGAACGAGACGAGTGCTTCGTAGAGCTCCTCGGCGCTCACGGCCTCGTCGGTCCACGGCACGGCGACCACGTCGAGGTCGCGGCCCATGCTCCCGTGCAGCGCGAGCGCATAGCCGTGTTCTCGCGCGACCGGCACCAACCACCAGTAGATCCACGCGTAGTACGCCGGCTTGGCTGAGCGTGCGCGCACTCGCTCCATGATGAGAGCGTGGTCGACGTCGCGCGCTGGCTCAGCCGGCATCAACTCACCCCCGGCAGGAACGGCTTGAGGCGCTCCACGGCGCGGCGGAACGCGACGCTCGCGGCCTCGAGCTCCTCGCGTGTGAGCGCGCCGGTGCCACCCCACCACCCCGAGAGGGCTATGTCCGCGCGACGGCGCACGAACATGAGCAGCTCTTCCGCGCGACGGCCGGCTCTCGCGAGTTCCACGACGGCCGATTCGGCGTCCTCCGACGCAGCGGAACGACAGCGGCGGCAGACCATCACGTAGTGGTTGCCATCGAGGTCGGTCGTCCCGGCCGTGGCCGGCTTCACGACGACGAAGATGCCGGGCTCCGACTCGCGCGAGCACAGAAGGCAGCGCGGCGGCTCTCCTGCGCGCACCACGCGGACCGAGTCGGCCTCGGCGATCGCGTGTGCGATGTCTCCGCGCTTCAGCACGTCCAAATCGGTGTCAACCTGCTTCCCACCGACGTAAGTCTTTGCCCACACTGCTCCTACGCGCAAACTGTCAACCGGCTGCGGGTTGACACTATCGCTGCAACTCATTGCGCCCCCTCGCGTTACGCGTTCGGCGTCAACCTGTCAACCTGATTTCAGGCGTGCTGCGTGGTGAAAAGGCACGGTCGCCGTCACC